CTCGCCGCTCAGCAGGCCGTCGCCGGTAAGCACCTCGGTGATCGACTTGTCGGCTTGTTCCAAGATAACCGCGCTCAGTGCCGCCGACTCCCAGCGCTGGCGAAGTGCATTTGCGACGATGGCGTTGTATCGCTGAAGGTCGAACACGTCGGAGACGTTGGCCGGCAGCGCGGCCTTGACAGCCTCCTTGACGGTGCCGCCGAAATCTCCGTAAGAGCGAAAAGCGTCGCTCACGACTTCCTTGAACATCTTGTCGATACCTTCGTCAATCAGTTCGCGCGGTCTGTCGGATGCTGCGTAAAGGGTGACTCTTTCTGCTAGCAGGTCTTGCAGGGTTTGCTGGCTCATCTGGTGCATGCTCCGTGCATTCGGTTGACTTCCCGTCTGGCCCTCGGTGGAGGGCCAGCCAGTGAAATCGGTGTTTCTCCGCACCTGCATGCGGGTCATTCGCTCGGTTCAGCATTTCGCTTCGTCCGCCGTCGCAGTGGTCTGCGCGTTGGCAGGCTTTCGGGCCTGTCGGATCGCCGGTCGCCGTAGAGGCAGGCTTGGTTGTTTCCCCTGGATTTCTTTCGCCCGCCAGGAGACAGCTCGGGCTGACCTAACCGGCGTTGCCGGGTAGTCGTTCATGGCGCGGGTTGTGAAAGAGCGGTCGGCTCGGTGGCCTCCCTTGAACCAAAAAGGTACACAGGGTGAGGTGAAATTAGTATCGAAAAGGTACATTGTCAATACCTTGATTGTACCTTTCTGGCTCTTATAGGGATTCTGATTGATCGCATACTGTATGCATGTACAGTTGATGAGGTGCTTATGGCTAAGAATCAGAAGCAGCAGGCGTACGAGGTCACGCCGACTGATCGCCTGGGGATGCGAGCGTCCGCGATGATCAACTCACCGAAGGCGCAGGAACTGGGGAAGGTGACGATTCACCGGCTGGACAGTGATCCGGCGGAAGCGTGGGATGCGGTGATGGAGGTTCTGGCTGAGGCGGACGGTATCGACCTGGTGTTCAACGACGACGGCACCGTAACGCTGAGGTGGGATAGGCAGGAGGGATGGGAGAACTAACAAATACGGGCAGGCCTCTGGTGGCTGCCTGCCCGCCATGGTTGGCTATTTTTTTTCGGCTAGCGGCTTCTTGACCCACTTTGAGTGAAGTTTCTCAAGCTCTTGATAGAATGTTTTCTTTTTCTCTATCTCTCTAATTGCTCTTATAAACGGCTCAGCCTGTTCGTACAATTTCATGACGGTGCTGTAATTGGCTTCGCGGAGCATTTTTTCGCAGTAAATTCCTTGATTTATGCCAACGCATATACGCTCCCAGTGGTTGAGAACGTAGCGTATCTCATTGGCCTCCTCGGACTCCCGTCTGTCCTCGCGGGCATAGGCTCGCATGTTTGAATCGTCAGCGTTGTGAAGGGCTTGAAGCCGGCGGTATGTAAGCGTCTGGCCAACACACCTCCCCGATCCCTCCTGCTCGCGGCATGGTGTCCACCTGTTTTTGGTGGACACCATTTCAAGCCCCTTGCAGAGGATCTCCCGTGCCAGGCCAACGCCGCTCCTATCCCAAATCCTTCAAGGCCCAGATCGTCGAGGAGTGTACCCAGCCCGGCGCCTCGGTTGCCGGCGTGGCCTTGAGCCACGGCCTCAACGCCAATCTCGTGCACAAGTGGATTCGCCGCCAGCAGGCACAGCTGCCCGCGGTACCCTCAAGTTTTATTCCGATTCCTCTCGTCCCGAGCCTGCCGGCTACCTCGAGTGCGGCCGCAGCCGACATGGCCATCCAGATCGCCATTCCCCATCGGGCCGGCAAGCTGTCGGTGCTACCCATCGACAACAACTGGATCGAGAACCAGATCCGCCCCTGGGCCCTGGGGCGTGCCAACTGGCTGTTTGCCGGCTCGCTGCGCAGTGGCCAGCGTGGCGCAGCCTTGATGACGCTGATCCAGTCAGCCCGCCTGAACGGGCACGATCCGTACGCCTACCTGAAGGACGTGCTCACGCGCCTGCCGACGCAGAAGGCCAGCGCCCTGGCCGAGCTGCTGCCGCACAACTGGGTGCCCGCCGGCAAGGTGTGATGCCCGTTCGCTTACTCTCCTCTGCTGGAGTGTTGATATTTACATCCGTCAACACTGGCTCGTTACAGCAGACTTCCTCGCGCGCGCCCATGTATTCGGCCCCGGATTTGAAATTGCCACAACAGACGAATGCCCTCTTGTGGCAGTACTCTTCCAACTCCGCCAATTGCTCATCACTGATCGATTGCACGATAGGGGTTGTCATTTCCCTTCCTCCTGGCGGCGGTAGCCGGCGTCAAATAGCGCGTAAAGCGTAGGGTACTGATATGGAACTCCTTGAATTGACATAGCCATATCACCGACTGCCTTCTCCCGCTCCTCGGCGGCGATCTGCTCGGGGGTTGGCATCGGGCGCACCTCGTGCGGATGGCAACCGGTGTAGCCATCGTTGTGCGACACCACGGCCACGCTGCCGTCATGTCCGACTACGCGGCCGCCGAGCCAGCCATGGGCGCTGGACAGCCACTCTACGGAAATGCCCACTGGCGGCAGGCCCTGGCCGCTCCATGGCTCTTGCGGTCTAGCCTCGAATGTCGCTTCACGCTCTGCGGATACACAACAGGCTGGACCCGATAGGCCCCACACTTTGCTTCCTTCTAGCCAATAGGACCATTTATCCCCGACTTTCCGCATCCAGCCTTCAGCGAATTCATAAGAGCTCGGCTCCCAATGCGTCGCACCCTCTGGTGCCTTGGTCCAGTCAATGCTCATGCTGCATCCTCCATGTTCTGTTCCTGATACTGTGCAAGGGCTTCTGCTGCGTAGCCTGCTGCGATTGGTTCGGCAAGCGCCTTGATCGCTTCGGCTGCATCGCCTTCCGGGAAGAAGTTGTGCAGGTTCGCCAGGGCGTCGCATGGACGGCGGTCGGCCACGGCCATGATCACCGTAGCCAGCAGGCGCTCCCGGTCGTTCTGCAACAAATCGATCAGTTTCTTGTGAAGCTCCTCGCGCAGCAGATCGGCCTTCAACTTGCTGCACCAGAACCCTTTGCTGTGCAGATCAACATCGCAGTCGCCGAGCAGCGACTCCACAGCATCGAGCTTCCAGTTTGCGTACTCGTCTGAGGCGAGCCAGAGTTCCATCGGATCCTCTGCTGATGGAGGCTTGCGGTTGGCTAGTGCTGCTATGTTCATGTCTCACCTCGCGTTCGCGTGCATGCGGCGGATGGCGTTCATGGCATCAACTCCTTTGGTATCTCGATCTCATCGCCAATCTTGTTAAGGACCAGAGCCCGGCATGCAGCAATCAGAGGAGTCTCGTTATCGCCGCCAATCCACTCCCATTGGCGATTCCACTTTGCCTGGTGCTTGTTTATCTCTAGAGCGGCATCCCATCCGCATAGTCCGGCTGGAACCAAATGGATTCCCAACTCAGCTATGAGCGGTCCGCCATGCTCCCATTCAGTAGAAGGGCAAAACGGCCTAGGGTCCTGACGCATGGAGTTATTTGGCACTAGCACGCAGGTTGGCAGGGAGCTTCCAAACTCTCCACGCGGATAGCTGCAAGCGATTGCATCCTTGAATGTTGAGTCAAGGGTCATAGTCGGGAACAGCCGATGTGCCCATTCCCATGCTTTCGTTGCGCGCGCTACAGCCCAATCAAGCGCGGCTCCTTCAAGTTCGACAATGCTCACTCTTACGGTATTCATCTCTCTGACCTCTTGGTCGCGTGCATGCGGCTGCCATGGCCTTGGATGGAGACTCGCCTACACATCCGGATTAGGTGGAAATCAGCGAGTGCCAGGGCATGCGCATACAGGCGAAAAAATGCCCGGACTTGCCGGGCTAATGAGGGGTAGGGTGGGGATGGCCTGGATGCTAGCCAGGCAATCGGTCGTAAAACGTCGACAGTGGCGTCACCATTGGGTGGAGGACAACAGCTCGCCGCTATTCGTACGCCCGCCTTGGCAGGCCCGCTTACTCATCCCCATTTAGATTTACGTTTTAGGCCTCACCGCGCTCGATGGACTCAGTGTCCTCGCCACGGTTATCCAGCCATGCGCGCATGTTGTCGGCGGCGGTCATTTCGTCGCCCCAACCGGCGGCAGTAACAATTGATCCGCTAAGTTCTTTTTCTTCTGCAAGACTCTCAGTGATCTGTTTTGCTAATTCTTTAAACTGCTCACTGTCCTTTACTTGAAAGACAGCAGTGAAGAACTCTTGGCTCATACGGCCTCCGGTTTGGTGGAGAAAGGGTGGGGATGGCCGGGTTACGGCTGCTTCTTTACCCGTGCTGTCGAGCATCCATTTCTGGTCTGGCCGAACACGCCGTAGCGCATCCCCATTGAAGGGTGGCGTCCTTGCCGGGGAAGTCAGTCGGCTGGTGGGGCTGGTAGCGGCTGCCAATGGGTTGGGGTCCAACTCGCCCCAAACACCCACCAGTTGCCGCGCTCATCGAGGCCACCTGTTTTGATGCGCCAGTCATTTGTGACGAACTCGCAGGTGACAAGGACGTTCTCATTCACGGGTGGCAGGCGGTCAGCGCAGGCCGTCCACTCCGTAGCCTTGCGCTCTTGCAAGAGCGCGGCGTAGTCCTCGGCTCGGACGTAGTCTCCGAGAGGAACTTCCTTAATCTCGTAGCAGCCACGGCAGAAGGCAACTCCGCCGTTGGTGCAGTCGTAGCGTTTGACGTCGCTCATCTCGCCTCCAGTGTGTATGCGCCAGGGCGCGGTTAGGCGGTGGCCTTGGCGATGGCTGCCTGAGCCGTTTCGATGATGTGCCAGAGTGCGTCGGTCATCGCTTGCTCGTTCGAATCGCGATTCCAGTACTCTTCAATGTGCTGAAGGGCCTCCAGAAGCTCAGGCGCTGCGGCGATCAGCTTGGCGTTGGCGTCAGTCTCAGCGTCCGATCTCTCAACATGGAACGGGCCTTTGTTGTCAGCGCAGTAGATGTGGAGCAACGCAATACTCCCTCTAACCGGCGAGTATTCCCACGGCCCCGGCGTATGCTTTCTCATTCTGTTCTCCTGCCTCTCAGGCGTCTTGCGGTGGTGCGGGTAGGGGCATCCAGTGGGTGACTTTCATGTAGCAGGTTGAGCCGTCGAGGTACTGCCATGGATGATGCTCACGATTCTTAGCGACTGCGAAGAATGGGCCATTCGAACTTTTCTCCCCTTTGCGATAAGCAATCACCGTTTTGTTTGGTGTTGGCATGCGGTCTTCGACCTTGATCCACTCACTCATCTCTCACCTCACCAATACATAGTCAGAAACAGGACAACGAACAGCGCTGCGAACTCGCCAAGGTCTGGCATGGATTCCTCTCTTGCCCGGGGGCTTGACTACTGAAGAATGAGAATCTTGCGGACGGGGCGGACACGGAGGCCGTTAACCTTGCCGCTGGAGTCCGTGTAGCCGCCGTGGAAGCTCGTGCCGAAGGCGCCGTAGGCGGAGTACTGCGAACTCGACCAGTACCAGCGATCCGAAAAACCGGGCAGCTCGCCTGCTTGTTTGGCGGAGAACAGAAGAGCCAGTTCCAGAGCAGAGGGAATGAATACGCCGGCTCCGATCTCCAAAGCCTGCTTGGCAATCGGGCTGCCAGCTTCAGCCATGGCGACCGTATTCGAGGCGCCGTCTCGGTAGTTGGAGGCGCCGTCCACGTCCTGGCCGTATTCTCCCCATTCGCCGGCGAACTCTGCGCTTTTGCCAAGATCGATGTAGGCGTACTCCTTGCCATTGAGCCAGTGGCGGACAAAGAAGGTTCCATCAGCCAGGGGCTGGCCGATTTCAGGAAGGTCACTCGGATGAATCGAATCGGGGATGGTAGTGCTCATGTTTGGTTTCCTTGTCGGGTTGTGCGTGGTGGCTGTTAATTTTGCATGAAAAAGCCCGCTGTTTTGCGGGCTTATTAGTATTCTCTGAAGTCACAACTTCACGTTTTAACTATGTTTCGATATACCTGCTTAAGAGAATTAACTACTGACTCCTCGCTGAACTTGCTATAGCAGTATTTTCTTATTAAGAAGTTGTCGTACTTATGACGGTTATGGAAGAGTGACAGCATAGCTTGAGCAAGTTTGTCAGGATCTTTATTCGGAACTAGAAGTCCACTTTCTTTAGAAATTATTGACTCTGGACCACCACATGATGTAGATATTACCGGCTTTCCAAGTGCCATTGCTTCAGCAACGACAACGCCAAACGTTTCATAGACGCTTGAAAGTACAAAAGTATCTGATGCTTGAATCTCGTCAATTACCTGTGACCGGCTAAGCTTTCCAAGGAAGGTTACGCTATCAGATATCTTTAGATCCTTGGATAGGCGTTCTAGTTCCTCTCTACAAGGACCATATCCTCCTATCTTCAGGCGAAGTCTATCATTGTTAGCGTATGCTTTTGAGAATGCCTTTATAAGGCTCGCTTGGTCCTTCTTTTTGTCAAGCATAGCGATGTTCAGGAAAGTGAAGGTTTTTTCTTCTTCTTTCTCTAACTTAATAGTTCTATCAAAAAAATCCTGATTAACAATATTTGGAATGTAACTCCAGATGTTGTTATGGAAATTAAAAAACTTTGTTAGAAATTTTCTAAACTCATTGCTTACTGCTATTCTTGCAAATGCTTTTTTAGATGCAGACTGAGCAAGTTTAATTTGTGATTTATTTAATATTCCTCTTGCATATGCAGTGCTGTGCTCAGTAACTACAAAAGGAATTCCTGACTTTTCTGAAATTTTGCTTGCCAAGTGACCAGCGTAAAGAAGTGAATGGGAATGGATTATTTCTGGAGTTCCATGATTCTCTATGTACTTTTTGTAAAGCTTTGTGCCATGCAACTCCCATAACCACCCGTTCAGCTTGGCTATCCTCGGGAACCAGTTCACGCCGTGCCATCTGTATGTCGGAATTCCGTTTTCTGATTCGTAAGAAAGGCCGGATCCGCCTTTCAATAATCCACGCCAGTTCCTCAGGGATCGAAGTTGAGGGTAAATCACCCCAACCTTGCATCCATGCTTCGCTAACGCTTCAGCCTGTTCCTTGAAAAAACTACCGTTGATATCGCCTGGATATGCTGGATACCACGACGGGATTATAAGTATGTGCAAAGCGCTCACCCTCCATGCCTAGCTGCGTAATGGTTGAGCTTAACCCCTTGTGGCCAACCGTACGAGGGAATCCTATTCCCTATGTTAGGTTCTTGACTTCCTCGATGCGCCTGTCTCCAGGCGCATCTGAGAAATCTTGGTGTTTCTACCGCGTTCGCCTAACTGGGCTTCTACAACCCGCGGGTGTTGCTGTCCTCACCACTGCCGATAGCAGCTCGGACTCGATGTGTTTGGCCTTGGGCTTCCCTCGCTGCGCCTTCAATCGGCTTACGGAGCAGGTCATGGGGGCTAGGGGTGATCTCGCGGGTTCGCTGCAGCCCGGCGGCCTGGTGATGTGGGCAACTGTTCGCGAGGCGCCGACCCGTGTCGTCGGCTGGGCTTGTTACTGCATGGGTGGTTTCCTCCTCTTGGTGTCATCTCGGTCGCTTCTCCTTGTCGGGGTTCGTTCCCGCTCCTGCGTTTGCTTCTTTGGTCTATTGGCAGGTGACTTGAGCGACGTCGCGTGCAACGCATGGGCTTGCACGGCTGGACTGTCCGGCCCAGCTCGGGCTGCGTCTTTTGCCTCTCCCAGCGTCTCGCGACGTTGGCGCAGCAGAGGGTTCCCAAATTGTCGAAAGAGCGGTCGGCTCGGTGGCCTGGCACTGCGTTGTTCTGCGGCGTTGAGGTGAGTATGAGACTGCTCATATTTACTGTCAATGAGTATTCCCATATTTTTTTATGAGGTGACTCATCGAAGGCTTCTCAGGACGAAAAAAAGCCCGCGCTAAGCGGGCTCGTTTGGTTGCTGGTGGGCTTAGGAACCGATTCCGCCGCCACGCCAGATAACGCGGCCGATGATCGGCAGATCATGAACTGACGTTTCGCTTGCGATTTCGTCTGGGTATGCGGTTTTGTCAGGGTTGTCGCTTCGAATGAGCCAAGCACCTGTTAGCTGCTGATTCAGGCGCTTGATGCTGACGCCGCCGTCTGGTCGCCTGATGACGTACACCTGCTTATCCTGGGGCTCTATCTTGGCTACGTCGAAGAGCACCACATCGCCTTCGAATATGTAGGGCTCCATGCTGTCGCCCTCTGCGTAGATCACGAAGAGGTTCTCTGGTTTGGAGTTGACCCGCTTCAACCAATCTCGCTTGAATACCAAGCCCTCAGTGGTCTCTACGTGATCATTGAAATATCCATCGCCGCACTCGCCGCGAGCAGTGTATTGGGGAATCAGGGCGTAGTCCTTTTCGCTCGGGGCTCCTGGTGGAACCTCTTCATTGTTGTTCATGTTGCCACGCCCGGCAGCGAGCCATAGCGCGCTTACGCCACAAGCGGCAGCCAACTGAGCAATATATGCCGACCCTTGCGACTTCCCCTGCTCAAGGTTGGAAATTGAGGTTTGGTCCAGGCCGACTCGTTGAGCTAATTGAGCCTGGGTGAGTTTGGCGTGCTTGCGCGCGGCCTTGATGCGGTCTTTGAGTTCCATCCGAAAAGTATCAGGGGCGTTCCCATATCCTTGCAAATGAGTATTCCCCTGGGATACCTTATGAGTATTCCCATAAGGAGGGATGCTATGACCACCATCTACAAAGAGCTCGTCGCCCATTTTGGGACTCAAGACGAGACCGCCGCGAAGCTCGGCGTTGACCAAAGCACTGTGTCTGGATGGGTCCGGGGAAAGCACGGGATGTCTCCTGTTGTTGCGAAGCGGGCTCAGGTTCTGACCGACGGGAAATTCAAGAAAGAGGACCTGTGTCCGGCTTTCCCGTGGGAAGTGCTGTCGGCGGTTGCCTGACATGACAGCCAGCCAATTAAACCCCGAGCGCGACGCAAGGGCACGGGAGTTCGAGTCCCTGATCCTGAACCGGCTTTTGTCGGTGGGGCAGAAGACCATCGCCGACGCAATCGGCGTGAGCGAATCGACTGTCAGCCGCTGGAAGGAAGGCGAGATAGAGCGGTGGTGCAAGGTGCTTGCGCTGCTGGAGTTGCAGGTCGTCCCGATTTCGGCTCAGTGCCACCCATCCGAGTACATCCAGGCGCTCAAGACCCTGGCCGAGCTTGGCCTTCAGGCCGAGAAGAAGCGGCCTGGACCGTTGGGGTGGGATTGAGGGGCGCCGAACGCCGGGCACAAAAAAGCCGGGATTGCGGCCCGGCTCATTGCTACATCAGATGAGGTAACTCTAATGCATCAGATTATCCACGGCAATACCGAAACCGTCGTTCCGAAAAATGCGAACCACGACTTCGTGGCACGCAAAATGAGCACCCTCAAGCTGCGCGATCTCATCAATGATGCCCGCGCGGATGCTGGGGAGCCCAGGGTCAGGAATGATCAGTTTCTTGCTCGTGTCGAAGACGAGTTGGGTGATGAACTTGAGGGGGTGCAAAAATATTACACCCCCTTCCATGGCAACCAGGTCGCCGCCTACGACCTGACTCTTGACCAGTGCGTGCTGGTAGGGATGCGCGAATCTAAGTCGGTTCGCCGAACGGTATTGGCCAAACTGAAGTCCTTCGAGACCCCTCGTGTTATTGCCACGCTCCCAGACTTCACCAACCCAGTAGTGGCAGCCCGCGCTTGGGCGGACGAGGTGGAGCAGAAACAGGTGGCCCAGCAAGCATTGGCGATTGCTGCGCCCAAAGCAGAGTTTGTCGACAAGTATGTCGAATCCACCGGGCTCAAGGGCTTTCGCCAAACCGCCAAGCTGCTGAGGGCCAATGAGGCCCGATTCCGTGAGTTCTTGCTCGACAAGAAGATCATGTATCGCATGGGCGGCGAGTGGCAGGCATACCAGAACCATATCGACGCTGGACGCTTCGCCGTGAAGACCGGCACAAGCGACAGCGGTCACGCCTTCAATCAAGCCAAATTTACCCCTAAGGGCGTCACATGGGTGGCTGGCCTGTGGGCGCAGTACAACCTGGAGGTCCAATGATGGCCCGTTCAAGAAACATCAAACCAGGCTTTTTCTCGAACGAGCATCTGGTAGAGCTGGACTTTGCAACTCGCCTCCTGTTCATCGGCCTTTGGACCGAGGCTGACCGGGAGGGTCGTCTCGAAGATCGTCCGCGCCGCCTGAAAATGGCCTTGTTCCCGGCTGACAATGTCGACATGGACCGAATGCTCGATGACCTTGATCACTTGGGGTTCATCAAGCGCTACACCGTGGGCGACGTGAAGGCCATTCAGATCATCAACTGGTCGAAACACCAGAATCCGCACGTCAAGGAAGCCAAGAGCATCATCCCTGAAATGCCCGAGGTAGACGCATGCCAGGGAAAGAATGAGGAAAGCACCGTGCAAGCACCGGACTCGCACAGTTCTTTCCCTGCTGATTCCCTCTCTCTTGATTCCGGATTCCTGATTCCTGATTCCCTCAACCCGTCGCAAGCTCCGGTTGACCGCGCAGAGATGTTCTCGCGGTTCTGGAAGCTGTATCCGCGAAAGGTTGGGAAGGACAAGGCCGAGAAGGCGTGGGCGAAGCTGAAGCTCACTGCCGACCTGTTTGACACGATCGTCAGCGCCCTGGCCAGGCACCGGCAGTTGCCCAGTTGGACCAAGGACAACGGGCAGTTCATCCCGCATGCATCGACATGGCTCAACGGGAAGCGCTGGGAGGATGAGATTGATCTTCCGCGCGGCAATGTCCACCACCTGCCAAGCAGCCGCCACCACGGGTTTGCTGATCGTGATTACTTCGACGGTCTGACCGAGCGGGAGGATGGCACCTATGCGCTCTGAGAAGTCCAACGTGGTCGGTCTGCCCATGCCTGGCACATATCGCGACACCTGCGAGAAGCACGGTGAGTTCCAGGGCAAGATCACCGAGATCATGGGGCGCGAGTTCCGCAGTGGATGCCCTGAGTGTTCGAAGGAGCGCCGTGCCGCCGAGGCGGTTGCCGAAGCCGAAGCCAAGTCTCGGGAAGAGCGCGAGCGCCTGAATCGGAAGTTGGGTGGCGCCATGATACCGGCTCGCTTCGTTGAGAAGTCATTCGACAACTACGAGGCCAAAACACCCCGCCAGCAGAAGGCTTTTCTGGCTTGCCGTGATTACGCCGACCGGTTCCCTGAGCACTTCGAGGCTGGTCGCTGCCTGATGCTGCTGGGCAAGCCCGGAACCGGGAAAACCCACCTTGGTGCAGCTATCGCCAACGACCTCATCCGACACACCACCGCCACCGCCGTCTACCGGACTGTCGGAAGTGCGCTCCAGTACATCAAGGGCAGCTACGACCGGGATGCTTCGTACACTGAGTCTGAGGCGCTCATGGGCCTCGTTAGCCCGAGCTTGTTGATCCTTGACGAGGTTGGGGCAACCAAGCCCTCAGAGTTCGAACTGGCCACCCTGTTCGCGATCATCAACGGTCGTTACGAGGAGAAGCTGCCGACAGTGGTGATATCCAATCTGCCGCCGAAGGAGTTGCCAGGAGCAATCGGCGAACGGTGCGTAGACCGCCTGCGCGAAGGCGGCGGGGTCGTGGTCGGGTTTGACTGGGAATCTGCGCGGGGGACCAAGGCGTGACAAAGCCGAATGAGGGAAAGATTGCCACCGTGGGCCTGGAACTGGACAGCGCATGCGACGTCTGCGGGAAATCCCGCGCACATGGAAATCACAAGCGTTGCAGCAAGGTTCGTCAGCAGCGGTATCGGGCAAAGAGGGCGTCCCAATGAAACGCTCCTGGACAGTGATCGTAGGCAACAAGCGCTTCACGATGATTCTGATGGAGGACTGCGACCCGCTCGCTGTCGTGAAGAGCATCTGGCCCGAAGGGAGGATCGAGCAGTGACGCCCGCAAAACAGGAGTCCCTCATGCAGGGACAGACCGGCATCGCGAAGAAGGTCTACGAGTGCGTACCGATCTCTGAGCCCTGGCGTTCGTTCCAGGTGCTCACCGCGCTCCGCAACATGACCGGAAGCACGCCGGACGTTCGGATTGTCCAGGGCTGCCTGCGCGATCTGGTCGATTCCGGATTGATCCGCCGCACTGGTACTGACCACTACCAACGAATCCAAGTCGAGAAAAAGACCAAGCCTCAGGAGCCGAAGATGGGCGAGCCCGCGAAGAAGATCGAAACCCAGTCCGAGCCGAAGCGCTCCGCCTCCCCGCTGGAGATGTTGGGCGAACTGGCAAACGAGCTCGCCGGCATGGCCGAGCACATGAAGCGCCTGTCTGATCGCATCGAGGACGTCGCGTTGGCAGTCGAGCAGGAACGCGAATCGAACGCCAAGTCGATGGAAAGCTATCGCCAGCTCAAGGCACTGCTGAAGAGCCTGCAAGGGGAGGGTGAGTGACATGGATATCGTAGACATCGCCAATGACTACGCCGAGCGTGAACTCGCTGAACGCCTGTACTCCCGAGTCAAGTACGTCGGCGAGAGCCTGTGTGAGTGTGAAGACTGCGGCGAGGAGATTCCTGTGGCGCGGCGGGCACTCGTTCCTGGGGTTCGGAAGTGCCTTTCTTGCCAGGAATACTTGGAGGCAATCAATGGACGCTGAAAGCATCATCGGGCTTCGGGTGGGTAAGGTGGTTGTTGAAGCATTCTCCCACTGCGCCGGCAAGGCTTCCCATTGGGTTTGCCGTTGCGACTGCGGTAACCGAGTCATTATGCGCCGAGGAAATCTGATGAGAAACCGAACTACGACCAGTTGCGGTTGCTCTCGGTTTTCTCACGGGATGACCGGAACTCCAACGTACAGCTCATGGAGCAACATGATTGATCGCTGTACGAATCCCTCTAACAAGCGATATGTCGACTACCAAGGCAGAGGAATCACTGTTTGTGAAAGGTGGATGACGTTCTCCAACTTCCTGGCTGATATGGGCGAAAGGCCAGACGCCACCTCCCTTGATCGAATTGACAACGACGCAGGTTACTTCAAGGAAAACTGCCGCTGGGCAACTGCCTTAGAACAGATGAATAACACTAGAAGAAACACCTTCGTTGAGTATCTAGGTAGGCGGCAAACAGTTTCTCAGTGGGCAGGCCAGCTTGGTATTCCCGAATGCACTCTGCGCAGCCGGCTAAATCGTGGTTGGTCGATTGAAGATGCAATGCAGAAGCCTATCAGCAAGCAGCGCCGGGAGTGCAAGCAGAAGAAGGGAAAGCGCCGTGGCTGAACTCGCTCTCATCCGCACAGCCCAGGGCCTGGTCCCGGCGACCGAGGCAGATCGCGAAACCGTTCAGAAGTGGAAGGCCGGCCAGGTCGTCCACGGGAAATTCACCCGGATGCGCAATGCCAAGTTCCACGGCAAGTTCTTCGCCATGTTGGATCTCGCATGGGAGTACTGGGAGCCGAAAGGTGGTCTTGTGCCGCGCCAGGAGATGCGTGGCATCCGCGGGCTGGCCAAATACTTCGAGGATCTGAATGGGCGTCCTGGCCAATTGCAGAACGCCGTCGCCGCGTACATCGCCAAGCTTGAGGCTGATCGAGCGGGCCGCTTCCCGGCAGTCGAGAAGAGCCGCGAGGCGTTCCGCGAGTGGATCACCATTGAGGCCGGTCACTTCCACCTGATCCATACGCCTGACGGTGTTCGCAAGGAAGCCAAGTCGATCAGTTGGGCGAGCATGGACGACACGGCTTTCGAGCCGCTCTATCGCGACGTGTTTGCCGCCTGCTGGAGGCTGGTCCTTTCCTCTCACTTCGAAACTGAGGCTGACGCCATGGCGGCGGCTGATCAGATGGGGACTTTCGCATGAGCAAGTTCAAGGCGGGCGATCTCGCTCTTAATCTGCAAGACATCCCCAGCTGCATCAGTGCGGGAGTGGTAGTCGAGTTGATGTCTCGACTTGCCCCTGGTGATCTGTTTGCCGAAGACGGCCAGACCTTTCAGGTGATTCGGCCAGCTTGGTGGGTGCTCCATGAAGGAGACCGGCTCTACATACCTGAACGGTATCTCATGCCCCTGCGCGGCGACTTCCAGCCCGAGCAGCAGAAGGCGAAGGGGGTGGAGGCATGAAGTTCTGGACTTGGCTAAAGCGCTTCGCCGAACGCAAGGAGCGCCAGGCTTGGCTTGAAACGCGATATAGCGACCAGATGTGTCCGCATTGCAACACTTGGCAGGGCAACTGCGGTGGCTGGGTGGAATCGGTTGAGGTCGATCAGATGCATGACCGCCTGACGTGCGGGAGGTGTGGGCAGCATTCAACTTGGTTCATGGGGTGCCCGGTTTTGATCCTTGTAGATCCCAAGGTGACGGCATGACGCTTTCCACCAGCCAGCCCAAGCCCCGCAAGTGCAAGAACCCTGAGTGCGGCACCACGTTCGTCCCTCAGCGCCTCGGGCAGCGCGTCTGCTCACCAGCCTGCGCCCTGGCCATCAAGGAAAAGCACGCCAAGCCGGCGAGAAAGGCCATCGCTGACCGCGAGCGCCGGGAGATCAAAGTGCGGAAGGAGAGGCTGAAGACGCACAGCGACCACATCAAAGATGCAGAGAAAGCCGTTCGGGACTACCGGCGATCCTACGAACTTTCCATCGGCAGCGGCTGCATGAGCTGCGGCAAGTCTCAGGCCGAGGTACTAGCCGAACAAGGCTGGAAGACTGGAGGTGCATTCGACGCAGGGCATTTTCTCGGCAAGGGGGCAAGGCCCGAGCACCGCCTGGAGCCATCCAACATATGGCTTCAATGCAAGGCCTGTAACGCTGGCTCCAGCAAGTACGCCAGGAAGGGGCTTACCGTTTCCCAGGGCTTCCGTGAGGGCTTGATCGAACGCATCGGCCTGGAAGCTGTAGAGGCTCTGGAAGCCGATCACCGTCCCCGCAAGTACACGAACGACGAACTGAAGGCGATCACCGCCGAGTACCGCGCCAAGCTGCGCGAGCTGAAGAGGGCAACGGCATGACCAGAGATGCTGAAGAGCTTCTGACCCAATGGGGAAAATGGGTTTGGCAAGAGACCGGCGTTCCTCGCTGCGGGTCTCCGATGCTTGCGATCATGCGAGACAATGTTGCAATGGAACAATGCTTGCCCGCATCAATCTCCGATGACGATGCAATGCTCATTGACGGGATTATCGCAAGGATGGGGCGCAGAGACGAAGAGATGGCTAATTGCGTGCGGGTGTATTACGCAACGGAAATGACGATGCAGCAGGTTGGGAAGTTGTTAAACCTGAATCGCTTGAAAGTTCGAGAGCTGCTAATCGCTGGTAGGTGTTATGTAGAGGCTGTTCTTGATATGAGGGAGAGAATAGCGATTCGCGATGCTGCCTGACATCAGATCGCCAAGATAATAGTTGACCGTGTTAACTCGAAAATATAGGATTTATGGAAGATTGCGGTTTTACCGCATGAGAATCCATAGGGTTGCCCAGCCTAGCGCTGGGCTTTTTCGTTTCTGCGCCTCCCCACAGCGCATGCCCGCAGCCGCGCGGGCGTTTTATTCCTTAGTGCAATAGCCCGGTAAGAAGTATGACCGACGACCGCGTAATGTCCGCTGCCAGTTACACGGGCGCCGGGATATCTGTTTTGTCCGGACTCACTCTGACTGATGTTGGGATTATCGTCGGTATCGCCACGGCCATCCTGACGTTCATTGCCAACATCGTTTGGCAGGTAAGAAAGGATCGGAGAGAGAAGGAACTATACGAGCTGGAGAGGCAGGCCCTTCATGAGAAGCTTGGCCGGTGAAGACCTGGCAGCGCGTAACTGGCGCCGTGGCAATCGCCAGCGCACTGGTTGCTGCGCACGAAGGCCGCAGCCTTGTTGCATACGTCGACCCAGTGGGGATTCCCACAATCTGCGAAGGCATTACCGCAGGGGTTCGGCTTGGCGACAGGGCAACGCCTCAGCAATGTGACGCACTTCTCGAAGCAGAGGTGCGCAAATCCCTCTCCTCAGTTGAGCGCATGGCAACAGTCCAGATGCCCGACACCCGGAAGGCTGCGCTAGCGTCATTCGTCTACAACGTGGGCGAAACGCAGTTCTCCAGGTCCACGCTTCTCCGAAAGCTGAACGCTGGAGACGTCAAGGGGGCATGCGCCGAGTTGTCCCGCTGGGTGTATGCCGGCGGCAAGGTCTACAAGGGCCTCGTTAATCGGCGCAAGGCAGAGCGGGAGCTGTGTGAGCAGGGGCTATGACCAAATATCTGCTCATCGCTGTAGGCGTGCTGGCGATTCTTCTCGCTGGTACCGCAGCAGCCTGGCGCATGAGCGTTCTCAGCAATGAGCGTGACCAATACCGCGCAGAGGCTGAGCAAGCCAAGGCACTGGCCGGCGACTATCAACGCCGCGTAGAAGCCGGTAACGCCATTGAGCGCACATACCTAGAGGCAGTGAAGAGTGCAAACGCTCAAAACGATCAGCTTCGCGCTGACATCGCTTCTGGTGCTCGCCGGGTGTACGTCAAAGCCAGTTGTCCAGTGCAGCATCCCGGAGCCGCCACCGGCTCTGATGCAGGAAGAGCCGAGCTTGCTCCCTCTGATGGACAAACTGTTTCAGATCTCCGAGCCGGCATCGAGCGAAAAGAAGCGCTGATCAAGGCCCTACAGGAATACATCCGTAAAGGACACGAACAATGAGCAAGTACGAAGTAAAGACTTCCGATGGCATCGTCCACCAGGCGGAAGCTGCCACCCACTTCATCGATGCTAACGGCCTGCATCTGCACTCTGAAGCCGGTCGAGTGGTTGGCGTGTTTCGTGAATTCCTGTGGATGCGCATCACTCCTGCTGTTGTGAACGCTCCGGTTGATCCGGTACAGCCCGCTCCCGAAACCACCACCAGCCCGGAAGCTACCGGGGAGTAAGTCATGAGTGGAGGAAGGCCTAGCGATTACACCCCTGAGATCGCTCAGGCAATATGCATGCGCATCGCCGAGGGTGAGTCACTGCGCATGATCTGTCGTGATGACTCAATGCCTGATAAGTCAACAGTTCTGAGATGGATTGGTAGGCACGCGGAGTTCCGCGACCAATACGCGCAGGCGAAAGAACTTGGTGTTGAGGCGATTGCGGAAGAGTTGTTCGAGATCGCTGACGATGGCACTAACGACTGGATGGAGATGACTGACTCAGAGGGGAATGCCTATGGGTATAAAGTCAATGGAGAGCACATCCAGCGCTCCAAGCTCCGAATTGATACCCGCAAGTGGTACCTATCAAAGATCCTGCCCAAGAAGTACGGCGACCGTATTCAGCAAGACTTGACCGTCGACATGAAAGAAGGCTTGGCCGAGCGCCTGGCAAAAGCACGTGAACGCGCAAGAAAAGATTGATCCAGAGCAGCAGTTGATTGAGGACATTGCCTCTTTCACGCATGACCCTCTCGGATTCTCCATGTACGCATATCCATGGGGCGAGGGTGAACTGGAAGGAGTTGAAGGGCCTAGGGAATGGCAACGCCAGGTGATGAACGATATTGCATCACATCTGAGTAATGCCGACACGCGATATCAGCCACTGATGATCTCAATCGCCTCTGGTCATGGCATTGGTAAATCAGCAGAGATGGGCATGCTCCTCAACTGGGGCATGTCTACCTGCGAAGACTGCAAGGTTGTTGTCACTGCCAACACGGATAACCAGCTTAGGACCAAGACTTGGCCTGAGATCTCGAAGTGGTTTCGTCTGGCTATCAACCGGCACTGGTTCAACATTACGGCTACCAAGGTTTCTTCAGTCGATCCTGATCACACTGATTCGTGGAAGGCCGATGCGGTTCCCTGGAGCGAGCACAATACAGAGGCGTTTGCCGGTCTTCATAACAAGGGCAAGCGCATCATCCTGATCTTCGACGAAGCTTCAAACATCGCGGACAAGGTGTGGGAGGTTGCGGAGGGGGCGCTAACGGACGAGCAGACCGAAATCATCTGGCTCGCCTTTGGTAACCCTACCCGAAATGTTGGGAGGTTCCGCGAGTGCTTCCGTAAGTTTCGTCATCGTTGGGTTCAGCGGCAAATCGACAGCCGCACAGTCGACGGAACAAACAAAGACCAGATAGCCAAATGGGCCGCGGACTACGGCGAAGACTCCGACTTCTTCAAGGTGCGTGTCCGCGGTCTGTTCCCCTCGTCCTCTGATCTGCAATTCATCGGCACCGGTCTAGTCGATGCCGCAATGGCACGCGTCGTGACTGAGGCGATGGTAAGCCACGCGCCAGTTGTTATCGGCGTTGACCCGTCGTGGTCAGGCGATGATGAATTCGCGATCTATATGCGGCAGGGGCTGCATAGCAAGCTGATCGCCACTTACCAGAAGTCTGATGACGACGTTCTGATGGCTCAGCGTATTGCCCAACTGGAGGACCAGTACAAGGCCGACGCGGTATTCGTCGACTTTGGCTATGGCACAGGCATTGTCAGCGCTGCTCGAGCAATGGGGCGCAACTGGACGCTTGTGCAGTTTGGGGGTGCCTCAAGCGATCCGGCAATGCTGAACAAGCGTGGCGAGATCTGGAACGCGATGAAGGAATGGCTCAAGGCTGGCGGCGAACTGAACGACCAGCAGACCGCAGACGAGATATCGGCGCCTGAGTACCGCGTCAAGCTCGACGGCAAGATCGTTCTGGAGGACAAGGCCGAGTTGAAGAAGCGTGCAGGTATCAGCCCCAACCGGGCGGATGCGCTGGCTCTGACGTTCTCCTTCCCTGTGGTCAAGAAATCGTTCTATGCCGGTAACGGCGGACACCAATCCACGTACGACCCATTTAGCTGAGGACACACGCCATGGGCGGAGCAGTCAAGAAGGTGGCCAGCGTTGCAACGCTTGGCTTGAGTGATGCTGTGCTTGGCGCCACTGAAGCGCCGAAGACTCAGACCACTGAGATGAAGGACATCGAGAGCAACGAGGCTCAGAACGTCGACAGCTTCAACGAGGACCGCCGCCGCCGTGCACGGATGGCTGGCATCTCCAGCACGATCCTCGGTGGCGCGCTGGGCACTCCTGCGACCACTGCAACCAAAACCCTGCTTGGGGGCTGACATGTCTGAAGCTCTGCGCCGAAACGCGGAAAAGCGCCTGGCGATGCTCAAGAACGAGCGGACGTCCTGGGAGCAGAACTGGCGCGAGCTTTCTGACTTCATCCAGCCCATGCGGTCCCGCCTGCTGTGCGATCAGCAGGTAAACAAGGGCGACAGGCGCAATAACAAGATCATCAACAACGAGGCCACCGAGGATGCCGGCGCGCTTGCTGCGGGCATGATGAGCGGTCTTACGTCGCGGTCCAGGCCGTGGTTCAACCTTGTCGTCCAGTCAAAGGAGGCAATGGAGTTCGGCCCGGTCAAGTCGTGGCTCTTTGAGGCGACCGAGCGTGTTCGTGATGTGCTGTTGCGCTCTAACTTCTACAACTGCCAACACGTGTCCTACCTTGAGATGGGCGTGTTCGGCACTGGCGCGATCTGGATCGACGAAGACCCGAAGAACGGCATTCGTTGCGAGGTGTTCACCGCTGGTGAGTACTACGTGGCCAACGGCGCAGACGGTAGGTGCAACGCGTTCTATCGCGAGTTCAAGCTAACCGCGGCGCAGATGGCCGAGCGGTTCGGCAAAGAGAATCTCAGCCCCCAGGCGCAGAATGCGCTCAAAGAGGCGCGCCAAGATCAGTGGTTCGACTGCGTGCAGATGGTTGAGCCAAACGCCGACTATCTGCCAGGCGCAAAGGTAAGCCGTCTTCTGCCGTATGTCTCGCTGGTGTGGGAGAAGAGCGCCACGCCTGACAAGGTTCTTGAGCATCGCGGCTTCCACGAATTCCCGGTAGCCGTAGTGCGCTGGGACACTCTGCCGGGCGACTGCTATGGTACTGGCCCTGGCCGTCGCTGCCTGGGCGATATCAAGGCGCTCCAGCTCTATGAGCGCAGTTCTGCCAGGATGGCCGAAACCGGCTCCAATCCTGCCGTCCAAGCGCCGATGTCGCTGCAAGGCTCCCCGAGTTCAACTAACCCGGGGAGCATCACATACGTCGACCAGGTTGGCGCGCAGAACTCGATCATGCCGATCTACGAGCCCAGCCCTCAGTGGCTCGCAGTGATAGAAGGCAAGATTGCGCGTCATGAGGCTCGCATTCGCCGCTCGTTCTACACCGATCTGTTCCTGATGATCAGTGAGATGGACGACGTACGCACGGCCACCGAGATCAACGCACGCCGCGAAGAGAAGATGGCGATGCTTGGGCCTGTTGTTGAGCGCGTCGACTACGAAGGCCTAGACCCGATCATCGAGCGCGTGTTTGGCATCATGCTGCGCCAGTCCATGCCGATTTGGGCAGGCATCATCGATGGTGAACCGTTGCTGCCTGAGCCTCCGGAAGAGTTGGGCCAGAACGTAGTCGAGGCCGACTACATTTCGATCCTGGCGCAGGCTCAGAAGGCTGGTGCGGTCAATGGCCTGGAGCGTATCGCTGCCACCATCGGCAACCTTTCTGGCGCATTCCCAGAGGTGCGCGACAAGTTCGATGCGGACCAGTGGGTCGACGAGTACGCCGAAGCGGCTGGCGTTGTCCCGACTGTCATTCGTGGCGACGAAGAGGTTGCCGCAATCCGCGAACAGCGCGCCCGCCAGCAGCAGGCCGCAGAGGCGCAGCAGGCACTCGCAAGCGGTATCGAAGGCGCCAAGCTTCTATCCGAAACCCAGGTCACGCCAGACAACGCGCTAGGCCAGCTACTCGGAGCATAAATGTTCGAAGACGACGAGATCACGCAACAGCGTGAGGAAGCCTCGCGCCTGAAGCAAAGGCGGCGTGAGGACGACGTGAAGTCTCAGATGGCGACCCTAAGCGGTCGCCGTTTTGTTTGGGATCTTCTGGGCTACACGCGGTACGAAGGCCGCTCAACCCTCTTCGATACCCACGGCGGACGCCAGAGCTATCTACTCGGCGCCTATGAGGTAGGCCGAAAACTTTCCGAAGAAATCCGAACCCTCTGCCCTGAGCAGTACCTGCTCATGGTCAGGGAGAATAGCAAACAACCCGACGAGGTTAACCAATGACCGAAGCAGTCGATACCGCCACCACTACCGCAAGCGGGACCGAGAGTGCGACGTCAGAGGCCCAAGCAAGCCAGCAACAAGCTGCCGAGCAGGGCCAACAGCAGCAAGCCCAAGCGCAACAACAGGAGCAGAAGCCCGCAGTACCCGACGCGTACAAGTTCGAATCCCTCCCCGAGGGCTACGACTTCAGCGCCGAGGCTCAGGCCGAATGGTCCGGCGTGTTCAAGGAACTGGGTCTGACCCAGGAGCAGGCCAGCAAGCTGGTCGAGATGGACGCCAAGCGGCAAGCCTCGGGTGCCCAGGCATCTGAACAGGCCGCAATCGAGTTCCGCAACCAGCAGGTCTCCAAGTGGGAATCCGAGCTGAAGCAAGACGCGGCATTCGGCGGCGCCAATTTCGAGGCCAACGTTGGCATCGCACAGAAAGCCCTGGCCGATTACGGCACCCCTGAGCTGACCGCGATGCTTAAGGAATCCGGGCTTGGATCTCACCCGGAAGTCGTCCGCTTCTTCCACCGAGTCGGCCAGGAATTGGCCGAGGGCAAGCTGCATCGCACCACCACCGAAGTCCCAACCGAACGCTCGCTGGCCGAGCGGATGTACCCCAACTATCCCGCTTAAGGAGTCCCCATCATGGCGACTATTGGCAATACCGTTCCGACGCTGCTCGACGTAGCAAAACGACTGAACCCGGATGGCGGCGGCATCATGCCGATTGCTGAACTGCTGTCCCAAGAAAACGAAATGCTGCTGGACATGCCCTGGTACGAGGGCAACCTGCCCACCGGCTCGCGCATCACCACCCGCACCGGCTTGCCGGATGTGATCTACCGCAAGCTGAATAGCGGTGTTCCGCCGAGCAAATCGACCACCGCGCAAGTGGACGAGGCGTGCGGCATCCTCGAAGCTCGCGGCCAGGTTGACGTAGACCTGGCAATGCTGAACGGCAATACCGCAGGCTTCCGCCTGTCTGAGTCGCGCGCATTCATGGAGGCAATGAACCAGGTCATGCAGCGTGGCGTGATGTACGGCAACACCGACGTCACCCCCGAGTCGTTCACCGGTATCGCGCCGCGCTTCAACACCGTCAGCACCGCAACTGCCGCAACCGCTGCAAACGTCATCGACGCTGGCGGCACCGGCTCTACCAACACATCGATCTGGCTGATTGGCTGGGGCGAGAACACCGTCCACGGTATCTACCCGAAGGGGTCGCAAGCCGGTCTGGTCCATAAGGATCTTGGCGAAGGCGACGCTTTCGATGCCAGCGGCAACCGTTTCCGCGCCCTGATGGATCAGTACCAGTGGAAGGCCGGTATCGCGGTCAAGGACTGGCGCTACATCGTTCGTATCGCGAACATCGATGTGTCCACCCTGACCAAGAACGCTGCCTCCGGTGCTGACATCATCGACCTGATGACCCAGGCACTGGAACTCATCCAGGGGCTGACCGGCGTCACTCCGGTGTTCTACGTGTCCCGCCGCATCCGTTCGTTCCTGCGTCGCCAAACCGTCAACAAGGTTGCTGCAAGCACCCTGACCTACGAGAACGTGGCCGGCAAGCCTGCGCTCATGTTCGGCGAAGTCCCGGTTCGCCGCGTCGACGCCATCCTCAACACCGAAGCCCGCGTGGTTTAAGGAGAAGATCATGTACGTCGATAAGCAAGCCGAGTTCTCGGACAGCCAGGCGGTAACGGCTACCGCCATTTCCACCAACGTCTACGACCTGTACCCGCGTGGTAATGCGGTCAACACCAACGTCACCCGCGACATTGGTGTGGGCGAGGACATCTATCTGGTCGTCCAGTGCGATACCACTGCAACCGCAGCCGGCGCCGCAACCGTGACCGTCAGCCTGGAGTCGTCCTCGACAGCAGACCTGGCAACCACCCCGACCGTGCACTTCGTATCGGCAACCCTGGCTCTTGCCAACCTTGTCGGTGGCACCACTCTGCTCGCCATCAAGCTGCCGGCTGGCCAGTACAACCGGTACGTTGGTGTGCGCTACACCGTCGCAACCGGCCCCCTGACTGCCGGTGCGTTCTCTGCGTTCCTGGCCAAAGACATCCAGGCGTTCCGCGCCTATGTCAAAGGCTACAACTTCTGAGGACTGACTGATGGCTAAGAAAGAAGAAGCCAAGAGCGGAACCGCTAAGTGGTGTGAAGTGCTCGAAGTGAGCTACATCGCAGATCGCATCTGCCAGCCCGGCGAAAAGGTTCTGTACGACCCGGGCGAGGATGGCGTAATCGGGCCGAATCTTCGCGAAATCAAAGAAGACGAAGCCAAGTAACACCTCAGGGCCCTTCGGGGCCCTTTTCTATTTCCGAGGGACGCCATGAGTTCGATAGTAGACATCGCCAACATGGCGCTTTCGCACATCGGTAACAGCGAGCGTATCAACGCCCTGGATGAGGCGAGTGCGCAGGCTGAGCAATGCAGCCTGTTCTTCGAGCCGTGCGTTGACGAGGTATTGCGGGCCATTCCGTGGGGGTTCGCCACCGCGTTCGTGGACCTGGCAGAGGTGGCGATCAACCCCGACCCTGAGTATCCCTACTGCTATGCGATGCCTGTCGACTGCTTGTTGGCTCGCCGCATCGTCAATTCGGTATGGCCTGTCGGCTACTACCCGTTCCCTTGCGACTACCAGTTGCCGCAAATCCCGCCGATCCAGTTCCGTGTGATCAACGGATCAAGCGGCAGGTTGATCTCGACGACTGTCTCTCCCGCGAAGCTTGAGTACACCACCAAGCTCTCTACGCCCGAGATCTTCGATCCGATCTTCGTGTCTTCGCTGTCGTGGAAGCTTGCGGCAAAGATCGCTCCTGCGCTGAGTCGTGACTCGAACATCGCTGAGAAATGCGAACAGCAGTATCAGTACGAAATCCGTAATGCTGGGGCTGCCATGCTCAACGAAGCGCAGCGCGGCCCACAGCCTGAATCTTCCTTCATCTCGGTGCGCTCATGACCCTGCTCGTTCAGCCGTCTTTCAGCGCGGGCGAGATGGCGCCTGCGACCTATGGCCGTGTTGACTTGGCGCGCTACTACACCGGTCTGCGCACCTGTCGAAACTTCCAGGTGCTCCCCGAGGGTGGCGTACAGAACCGCCCTGGCACGAAGTTCATTGCCGAAGTGAAAGCCAGCGCGAACTTCACTCGGCTGATCCCCTTCCAGTACTCGACCGAACAGACCTACATCTTGGAGTTCGGCAACCTGTATATCCGCTTCGTGAGCAATGGCGGGCAGGTTGTCAGCGGATCGGTGCCCTACGAGATCGCTAGTCCGTATACGACTGCCGATCTGCGCGATCTGAAGTTCACTCAGTCTGCCGACGTCCTGACGATCGTTCACCCGAACTACGCGCCCCGCGAGTTGAAGCGCCTTGCTCCTACCAACTGGACGCTGACCACTATCGCGTTCCAGCCGGGCATTGCTGCGCCAACAGGACTCTCTGGCTCGCCGCGTACTGGTGGGTCTGGCGACACAACGAACTATCGATATCGGGTTACGGCAGTCAGTTCGAAGGACACAGGTTCCATCGAGTCCTGGGCGAGCAATACCGTCACTGTGGCGAGTTGGGACGGCAAGCCAGGCGCTACCCTGTCCTGGACAGCCGTAACAGGTGCGGACCACTACAACATCTACAAGGACAAGTCATCGGGGGTTTTCGGCTACATCGGCCAGGCAGACACCACCTCGTTCAGCGACATCAACATCGCGCCTGACAACGACAAGACTGTGCCGATTGGATACAACCCATTCACTGGTGGCAACAACCCATCGGTCGTAGGCTACTTCCAGCAGCGGCTTGTGTTTGCGGCAAGCAACAGTCAGCCGCAAACAATCTGGATGAGCAGGGTCGGGGACTTCCATAACTTCGGATACTCGGACCCCTACAAGGACGATGACGGCATCGAGTTCACGATTGCCAGCCGCGAGGTCAACCAGATTCGCCACCTCGTATCGCTGCGCGATCTTCTGGTGCTGACCTCTGGTGCGGAGTGGTCGGTCAGTTCGTCGAAAGAAACCGGCATCACGCCTGAATCGATATCTGTCAGCGCCCAGAGCTATTTCGGGTCGAGCGGTGTTATCCCGGCGGTCTATGCCAATACTGCGCTGTACATCCAGGCCCGGGGCGGCAAGCTGTCCACGCTCGCCTACAACGACATCGATGCAGGCTTCAGGCCCAGCGATGTGAGCGTGCTTTCGTCTCACCTGCTGCGTGGGTACACCATCGAAGATCAGGCGTTCACGCTGACGCCCAATGGCGTCCTGTGGATGGTCCGTAACGATGGCGTGTTGCTCGGATTCACGTTCATGCCTGAGCAGCAGGTTTTCGCCTGGCATCGCCACGACACTGACGGCGAGGTTGAGTCCGTAGCGACTGTTCCAGAGGGCGATGAGGACATCCTGTACTTGATCGTCAAGCGCACGATCAATGGGTCTACCAAGCGTTACATCGAACGCATGCAGTCACGCCAGCTGAACAAGTTCGAAAGCGGGGATTACGTTTACGACCGCTCGTTCTTCGTGGACTGCGGCCTGACCTACGACGGGCGCGGCACCATGAGCGCTACGCTGACCGGCGGGACTGACTGGAAATACCCGAACGCGCTGACCCTTGAAGCGCTATCGGCTCCTTTCAATCCCGGGCATGTCGGTCGCTATCTGATCCTCTACGGCGGTGGAGACGAGAACAACATTGGCGATGTGTTGACCGTCAAGATTATCGCCTATGACTCCCCTGGTGTCGTTTCCGTGGAGCCTCAGACGATTGTCCCTGAGTCGCTACGTGGAATCCCGGCGACACGCTGGGGCTTCGCCGCAACCACCATCAGCGGCCTTGGCCATCTTGAGGGGAAGACGGTTTCGATTCTCGCGGACGGAAACGTAGCACCTCAGGCGGTTGTCTCTGGTGGCTCCATCACCCTGGATGGTCCGTCGCTAGTCGTCCATATCGGCCTGCCGATCACTGCCGAAATCGAGACGCTAGATATCACCATGCAGAACCAGCAGGCGTTCCTCGGCAACAAGAAGCGCATCAACCAGCTTGTCGTGCTGCTTGAGCAGAGTCGCGGCTTTTGGGCCGGCGCTCGGAGTGATCGTCTTAGGGCTGCGAGTGGCTGGGAATACAAGCAGCGTGCGACGGAGAACTACGGCGAGCCTATCGAACTGAAGACCGGCAAGGCTGAGATCAGCATCAGTACAGACTGGACGGACGACGGACGAATCTTCATCCGCCAGAGCGATCCGCTGCCCATTACCATCTTGGGAGTGTTGCCGAATGTCCAGGCCGGGGGCTGAGCTTAGGCCTGTCGACGAACAGGTGATTGCGCACGTCGTGGCCAACGTTCGCGAGGCCGACCGGCTTGAGTTCGAGGCTATCCGTGGCGTTGATGTAGAGCAGGAGTTGCGCAACGCCCTGGAGCAAAGCGAAGAAGCCTTTGTTCTGGTTAGTCGCGGTGAGCCTGTCGTCATCTTCGGGTGCATCCGATACGACGACCGAATCGGCGTACCCTGGATGATCAGCACGCATGCCGTTACCAGGCATCGCGCAGCTTTCCTCCATGAGTGCAGAGATCAGATTGGCCGCATGCGTCAACGCTACGCGGCTCTCATCAATTACACCGACGCCAGATATGGGCAGGCCCTGCGCTGGATGCAGTGGCTCGGCTTCGACATGCTCGATGCTATCGAGTACGGCGTAAACGGTGAACTTTTCCATCCATTCACTATGCGAGGCGAACTATGGGCGCAGCATTAGCGGCAGGCGCTGCCGGAGCTGGCGGGCTGCTGAATGCCTATTCGCAGATTCAGCAGGGCAAGGATGCTGTACGCACCGCGAACCGACAGCAGGCCTATCTAAATCGCCAGGCACGTCAGGTGCTGGACCAAGGCGAATTCGAAGACGCTCAATTGTACGAACAGGGGCGCCAGATCGTTGGCGCCCAACGTGCCGGGTTCGCGGCTAACGGCGTAGACGTGAACAGCGGAAGCGCGTCCCGTGTTCAAGAGTCGACGATGAATCAGGTTGCCATGGATGCGGAGCAGGTCAGACGCAACGCATTCAACCAGGCGTTTGGTCTGGTCACGCAGGGTAACGAAGGGATTCGCCAGGCCCGCGCCGACTATCGCACTCGTCGCCTGAATGCCTTCAGTTCTCTTCTCACTGGCGGCTCGCAAGCCTACGGCAACTACAGGGCGCTTTCCTGATGGCAGCACAGATCCCGCAATATCGGCGCAGGGTAGGCCCTGACGTTGCACAGGCACCCCGCGCGCTTGGCCAGAGCATTGATGCGTCAGGCCTGGCCCAAGGCATTAACTCTGCGGTAAACGCCTTCGTGCAGGTCCAGCGGCAGGAGATCGAGGACGCTAACCGTACCGCTGTCCTTGAGGCTGACAATGGGCTTGGTGCGTGGGAAAACGACACGCTCTTTAACCCGGAGTCCGGCGCCTTCACCAAGAAAGGGCGGGGAGCCCTGAACATTACCCAGTCGACCTTGGAATCGTTCGACAAGCAGCGCGAACAGATTTCCTCAAATCTGGCGAATGAGAGCCAGCGCGAGATGTTCAGCCAGGCGGCATTGCGTCGCCGCGAAGGTCTACAGGCAAAGCTCGGACAGTACGAGTTCCGCGAGCAACAGGTCTACAAGGATGAGGTCGACAAATCCTCCATCCAACTGGCAATGGACACTGCTGCGCTGAACTACAACGACCCGCAGTCTATCGAGCAAAACCGCGCCAAGATGGATGCTGTGATCCAGATGCGTGGCGCCCGCATGGGGTGGTCTCCCGAAGAGATGGAGAACCAGCGGCGCCAGGCTAACAGTTCGCTGTCGCGGGCCGTTATCCAGCGCATGTTGATCGACTCGCCGCAGAAGGCGCGAGCCTACTACGACCAGTTCAAGACTGGCATGTCTGCCGAGGACCAGATCCGTGCCAGCAATGGCATTGATCAGGCGTTCCGTCGCCAGGAGGCGGAGGCGCGTCAACGTATGGTTGAGCAGCGTCAGCTTCAGGCCATCGCCAGGTCTGAACTAAGTAGCCGTGTACAGGATGCCCAGGCCGCATACCTACAAGGCTTTGACTATGCCGATCCTCCATCTCTGGCAGACTTCAAGAATGCCTATGGTAATCGCGCTCAGGAGCAGTGGGATTCGTTCCGCAAGGTTCAGGAAGTGGCCCCGGCTATTCGAGAGTTTGCTACTGCTGATCCGGCTGAGCGAGAGGCCATTCTTAGCCGCTTCCAGCCAACTACTGATGGCGTGGCTAATGAAGGCTTCCGCGAGGATAACCAGCTCTACCAGCGCCTATTGACTGTCGGCACTGCTCTGATGAAGAAGCAGCAGCAAGACCCAGCCGCCTATGTGGCTCAGTACAGTCCTGCCGTGCGTCAGGCCCTGGTGGCCGCGCAGGAGCAAAACACGCCTGAGGCATACGAAGCCTACGCGAACGCCGCTATTGCTGAGCAACAGCGCCTCGGCGTCCAGAACATCAAGATTCTCCCTGATGCGCTGGCCAACCAGTTCGCCGCGGACTTCAACAAGCGAATCGCATCAGGGGCGGGCGATACCGCCGCTCAACTGATCGAGCAATACCAGGCGCAATGGGGCAAGAACTTCGGGTCTGTGATCCGTCAGCTTGGGTCCAAGCTGCCCGCTGAGGCCCAGGTGATCGCTACTGGCCTACCTAAGGATGTGGCCGAGCGCATGGCAAGCGTTGCTCCGCTGAAGGAAGGCGACCTTAAGAAGGCGATGGAAGATGGGCAACTGAAGGAGATCCAGCAGGCTGTCCAGTCGGAGATGTCCGATTTCGCTGCAACCCTGATGGGCCAGTCCGGTGGTCTCAACACCTTCAACACCATGTATCAAGCGGCGGTTAAGACTGCATCTGCATACGTTCTGCAAGGCGAGAAACCGGCCAAGGCTGCACAGCGCGTTGTGGCCGGGATGGCTGGTGACAAATACGACCTGTTCGGCACATACCGCGTACCAAAGGAACTGGACACAAGCGCAGTCAGCCGTGGTGCCGATGTGGCACTGGAGAGCTTGAAGCCTGATGATCTGATGCCCCTTCCTGGCATCCCGGGCGTAGAAGAGTCCGAGAACATCCGGCAACTGCACTCGGCGGTTATCGACAACGGCCAGTGGGTAACGAATGGTGATGAGACAGGCTTGAGCCTCACGCTAAACGGCTACCGAGTTCTTGGGAAGGATGGCAAGCCGATCACCAGGACTTGGAGCGAACTGCAAGAACAGGGCACCAAGGCTCCCGCCCAATATCGCGTTGCACCTCTTGGAATCGTTCCATGACGATCTACACACAGGATGCTCCTGCGCTTGACCGGCGCACTCTGCTGGACATTCCGGCAGACACTGGTGATGTGTTCGGGGCTGCGTTTGAATCCGCGTTCTCGACTAACCCCTCATCCTCCATTGTGCGCATGGAGGAGTTGAGACAGGCAGAAGAGGGCAGAGGGTTCACTAACGACAGTGACTCAATCGTAGTTCAGCCTCGTCTGGAACCTGACACCCCTCTGCTGAGCGCTGAGGATGCTAGAGCGCGCGTCGCCGAGTCTGGTCTGGATATCAAGGTTCCCGATCAAGGGATCAGGCAAGGGGCGCTCGACATCCTGATTGACCGTCACCGTGCCCAAGCGGCACGGCAGCAGATCATGGCTCGGGCCGGATCAGGCACCATGCCGGCACAGATCGCCGCGTCGCTGGGCGCCTCTTTGCTGGACCCGCTGAACATCGCATCGGCATTCGTGCCGGTTGTTGGCGAGGCTCGCTATGCCAACCTGCTGGCCAGGGCAGCGTCTCCGCTCGGTCGGGCAGGTGTTCGGGTTGGAGTGGGAGCGCTAGAGGGTGCGGTCGGCGCTGCAATCATTGAGCCGTTACCTCTGCTTGCAGCGGCTCAGGACCAAACGGACTACGGTCTTTCCGACTCGCTGGCCAACATTGCGCTTGGCGGCCTGCTTGGCGGTGGGCTGCATACCGTAGGTGGCGCTATCTCTGATGCGCTGAAGCGTCGTGTGGTTAGCGAACTGGATACACAGCCATCTGTGGCAGCCGCCATCCGTCCCGAACCTACGGCGCGTCGTCAGATCGACTACGGGCGTCTCTTTGATGACGACCCTGATGTTGCGCTTCGGCAGTCACTCGCGCGCGGCCTTGAGGCAGACCAGGCGAATCTTTACCAGGCGGCACGCAGCCAGGCCATCGAAGAGATTCGACCATCCCTTGTGTCCGAGCGCGTGGGCAACGTTGCAGACCTCCGGGCTGAGTTGACCCGCCTTGAAGCTAGGGCGCAGGAGTTGCCAGACACGTTCAAGGTTCGAGCAAAGGAATTCCAGGGGCCGAGGGTAAGTCGCAAACAGGCCGAGCGCATGGCGCGAGATGCCATCGCAACCGAGGGCGAACAGATCTCTGTACGGCGCGAACAGATCAACGCAGAGCTTGAGCGCAACCGTTCTGGTGAGATGGCGCGCCAGGACATCGCGGCACTCAATCGTGGAGAAGTGCCGGAACGCCTTGCGGGTCGCGTAGAAGCCCGGGCTTCGCAGATCATGGAAGGTTACCGCCAAAGGCCGCTTGGGGCAGCGGTAAAAACTGCCCGTCAGGTTGCTGAGGAGTCCGACTGGACGATCCGCGATGCCGCGTTGCGTACTGCGGTTAGCCAGGCAATGACTGGCCGCGATATCGCTGTAGCCGATCTGTTCGACTTGCAGAACCCTGCCAAAGCAGCCCAGGCGATGGACAATCTTCGCCGCCCGCAAGAGCGCAGGGTTGACCCTGAAGGCGCAGCCGAAAGCCGTCGGATAGACGAACTGAAGTCAACGGATGATCTTGAGGACGCTCGCCAGGCCTTGGCAGATGACGAGGCGCTATCCCGCGAGATCCTCGATCAGTTGCCAGAGGATCAGCGGGCCATGGTAGAGGCGATGGGGCGAGAAGAGTTCGCCCTGGCTGATGCCGAGGCCGCGAAGGCTGAGAAGTATTCCAAGGCCTATCGGGCTGCTGCACTTTGTGAGATTGGGAGAGGTTGATGGCGACTACGCTACCGTCAGGAATCAGTCCTTGCGCTGATGCAGTAAGAGCAGCCGCAGGGGATATGGAGGCAACGGAGATTCAGGAAATCTTCCAGTTGTTGCGTGGACGCACACAGGAGATTCTCGCGAGGGAAGGGGCATACAGTACCGAGCAGGCGGCAATGCGGGCAGCCGATGAGCTGGCTCGCCAGGCCGAGCATGCCGCGATCATTGAGCGACGTAACGCTCTGCTGAATGTGCGGGCCAGAGCGCAGCTAGTAAGCTTTGTGCGCAACACCTTTGCCGACCGTCCCGACCTTGGCGTTGAGTCGTTCTTGGTTGGGACAAACGTTGCGCGAAAGGGGGCTCGCCTCTCCGTTGCGGCAGAACAGAAGGCGCTCGGCGATGCGTACATTGGCGGGATGTTGAATGACCTGGAGCGAGGCGATCTGGTTGGCGTCCTTGCTCGGGGAGACTCCGACCAAGACATCGCGGATGCTCTTTGGCGCATTGGTAATGACCAGGATGTGTCTGACCTGAATCCTCAGGTTGTCGAAATCGCACAGATCATCCAGCGATACCAAGAGGCGGCCCGCCTCGATGCCAACCGCGCCGGCGCCAGTATTGGCCGCATCCCAGGCTACATCGCCAGGCAGAGCCATGATAGCGAGAAGATCGGCGCAGCCGGCTTCGATCAGTGGCTTTCCGATATTCTCCCGCGACTTGATCCGCGCACCTTTGATGGAGTGACGGATGTGAATGGGTACATGCGCGGGATCTACGATGGGCTTGTGTCTGGCGATCACCTGCGCGCCCAGGGAGATGCTCGGCCAAATGGCTTCCGTGGTCCTGCAAACCTTGCGCGTAAGATGAGCCAGGAGCGTGTTCTGCACTTCCGCGACGGGATCGGCTGGCACGAATACAACCGGCTCTATGGGACCGGCAACCTGCGCGAGGCGGTATTGCGCGGGCTTGACCTGTCAGGGCAAAACACCGCCCTTATGCGTCGGCTTGGCACCAATCCGGAAGCCAACCTAAACATGGCCCTGGATGTGATCAAGGAAGACGTCCGCAATGGTGGTGATCCGCAGGCCTTGGCGAACTTCAACACCGCTCGCGAAGGCATGATCCGCAACCGATTCCGCGAGGTGAGTGGCCAGACTCGAATCCCCGGTAATGCTGCTGCCGCACGTATCGCTGCAAACGTGCGTGCCTGGCAGTCGATTTCCAAGCTCGGTGGCGCCCTGCTTTCATCGTTCACCGACCTCCCGGTCGCAGCAAGCGAGATGAAATACCAGGGCCGTTCTTTCTTGGGCAGCCTGTCAGAAATGGCAACCGGTCTGCTGAAGGGCCGGGGCAGCCGTGAACAACGAGAGATCCTTTCCAGCTTCGGCGTCTATGCGGATTCCATGCGCGGCGAGATCATGCGCCGGTTCTCTGCTGATGATTCGATGGGTGGCCGCATGTCCCGAGGCATGAGCCACTTCTTTAGGCTCAACGGTCTGTCGTGGTGGACTGATGCGAACAAGGCCAGCGCCGGCCTGATGATGTCTCATAACCTGGCGCAGAGTCGCCGCCAAGCCTGGGGATCGTTGAATCCTGATCTCCGGCGCGCACTGAGCCTGTACGACCTTGATGCTGGCAAGTGGGATTTGCTCCGCGAGATGGATACTCGAATGGCTGATGGTCGGGACTACATGACCCCGGACGGTGTTGCAGATATCACCGATGAACGCATTGCCCAGTATCTCGGAGATCAAGATCGGCCTGTCTCTCCCGGAGCTATTCGTGAAACCCGACAGGATCTAGAGCGCAGCCTACGCGCGTATATCAACGATCGCGTGACCTATGCCGTGCTTGAGCCAGATGCGCGCACTCGCTCAATCATGAATCAAGGAACCCAGCCCGGGACCGTTCCAGGTGATCTGCTGCGGTTCGTCACGCAGTTCAAGAGCTTCCCTGCCGCGTACATGCAAAAGACCTTAGGTCGCGAACTTTACGGGCGTGGCTATACGCCTGCTGGGCTGGGAGAGAACTTCCGTGGCGGGCGCGACCTGGTCCGCGCTCTGCGCAACGGCAACGGTGAACGCTTGGCGCTTGCGCAACTAGTGTTATGGACAACGGCGTTCGGCTATCTCTCCATGGCATCCAAGGATGTTGCAAAAGGTCGTGAGCCTAGAAATCCTGATGACTATAAGACCTGGGTTGCTGCAATGGCCCAGGGCGGCGGCCTTGGGATCTTCGGTGACTATCTGTTTGGCGAGGCCAATCGGTTCGGCAACTCTGCTCTGGAAAGCGCTGCCGGGCCGACGCTTAGCACTGCTGCTGACCTGATGAACCTGTGGGCCAGAGCGAAAGAAGGAGAGGACACAGCCGCATCACTTCTCCGTATCGCACAGAATAACACTCCATTCCTGAACCTGTTCTACAGCCGCATCGTGCTCGACCATCTGCTGTTCTACTCAATCCAGGAGGCGCTGAACCCGGGGTCGTTGCGCAGAACAGAGCAGCGCATCCAGAAAGAAAACGATCAGCAATTCCTGATCCGCCCATCTCAAAGCTACATCGATACAGCCGGCGCCATCCTTAACTAACCAATACAACAGCCAGAGAACCCCGCCTAGTGCGGGGTTTTCGCATTTCTGGAGCATCGAAAATTGACCGTCTCGACAACTGATAGCGTTATCGAATACGAAGGCAACGGGGTCACTACGGCTTTTCCTGTGCCTTTCAAATTCCCATCAAATGGAGATCTTGTTGTAACTAAGGTCTATAACGACGTTTCGACGGTTCTTTCTCTTGGAACTGACTATTCGGTTGTAGGCGCAGGCGCTCAGGCTGGAGGTGCTGTTATAACAAATTCTGCTCCTCAGAGTGGATCTGTTATAAATATTTCTAGAGAGCTGGAGCCGGTACAAGAGACCGACCTGCGGAACCAGGGCCGTTATTTTGCTGAAACGCATGAGAGTGTCTTCGACTATTTGACAATGCTAATTCAGCAGTCGTTTTCTGGTCTCTCGCGTGCTCTCAGGCGTCCAGTTGGAAAGGATTACTTTGACGCAGAAAACAGAAGGATTGCTCGCGTAGCAGATCCTGTTGAGGACATGGATGCTGCAAACAGGTTGTGGACGCAGCAGTACGTTGGGTCCGTTATTAATAGCGGGACCGGTCCAGTAAATTTAGCAAGTAACGTAATATATATAGGTCCTAATGGTGCGCCGTATACGGTTCAAGATATTTCTGACGATAGTGATCCATCAAAAGGCGCTGACCTAATAGGTTTCGAGGGCAGAACAGTAAGAGACAAGCTTATGGAACTTGTTTCTCTTGCTGATAAGGGGGGCGTTCCAGATTATCAAGGAACTCCGTTATATGATGGAAATGACGGATCAAGAATAACAGCTACCGACAATACCGCTGCTTTTTCTGCACTTATTACTGAAGCAATAAGCCGTGGTGATGCATGCGTACACATTCCTGCTGGACATTGGGGAATAAAGGTAGGCCAACTTAATTTCAGTAACTTCGAGAAAATCAGCATCGTTGGTGATGGAATGGACACAACCATCATTGACTTCATTCATGAGTATGCCCCAGTAACTGGTGGTGGGTATGTCACGAATGATATTGCCCATGCTATTGCAAAGTTCGCATCGGGAGATAGCATTGAGTTCTCAAACCTGACTATCAAAGGAACTACCAAGAAAGGTTTAGTAACTGGAGCTCCAGGGTCTAACTGGACATATGAGGGCGCTGTATGGGGTTTCATTCTCCAAAACGTTAATCGCATTCGTCTTGATCGTGTTCGCGTAGAGCATTTCAACTATCGCGGATTCTCGATGTATGGGTCTGAGACTAAAGAGGTAATCATCAATGAGTGTGAAGGGTTCTACAACGTAGGTTCAGGTTTCTGGGTCGAAGATACCGACTCTATGCTCGTAACTGGCGGAGAGTTCGCATACAACGGTATCTCCGGAGAAGTTGGAACCGGCTATGGAGTCACTGGCTCAACTCGCGTCGGTAACATGGTTGTGAATGGTGGTTACTATCATCACAACTACAGAAAGGGACTTGATACGCACGGCGTGCATCACTTCAAACTGCTTGGCGGATTGTTCCAGGCAAACATATATAGTCATTGCGATGTTCTACGTTATTCGACTGACCCCACTGAATGTACCACTCAATTTAAGGGGGCTACATTTACTTCCGGTATTGACCCGGACGAGCAATCATGGATTCTCGCAGAGTACAACCTTCGCAAGACTAATGGTTACACATTTGCAGGTGGACATGTCTTCCGTGTAATCGACAACTCCGCTGGTAAAAGTTCTTCTGTCCATGTTAGTGAAATCACTGTTCGTGGGCACTATGCTCCGCAGAGAACAGTTGGATTTACTGAAGGTGGTCCTGTCCCGTTTCAGTTCTCCACGACTCTAGGTCGCCTTTCTTGGATCGGAAATGAAATCGATCTTACCGGATATGAGTTCTCGGCTTCTGGAACGTTTGGCACTCACTGCCTCTTTGATGGTCTTGCTGCTGAGTTCGAATTCAAGGATGGGTTGCTTAACTGTCCGGCAGATGGCTCGTTCACAAATACGACAACAGGCCTCTCCGACAAGGGTAATGTGTTTATTCTACAAGGTGTTTCTACTTACACCTCTAGGGTGTCGTTCGATAACTGGAGGGTTCGCGTTAATAACCTGTACCTGTCTTCGGCAGCTTCTTCTGTAGGAACTGGCGCTACTCGGCAGAGTATCAATTGGGCGAACACAGGAAGAATCGTAACGAACTGCTCTTTCGGTTGGGCAACTGAGCCGTATACTGCGCTTGCGCCACTTGAGCGATTCAACAATATTCATTTCCTTGGAGCCTGGCAAGCTGGTCCTCTGAATAGCTCTCTTTCTTACCTAAAGAATAACTATGTTATTACCGGAGGTCGTACGTATGCCCTTCCTGATGATAGCCTTGCAATATTGAACAGTCGTAAGCCTTACTCTTTCCCCAATGTGACTAAAGCGCTTGGTGCTCAGGTCTTCTCTATTGTGATGGACAAACAGTCTGGAAGCTTGGTCAAAATTTCTACAGGACTGAGCGGAGAGGAACTGAACATTTCTGTCTACAGTGGAGACTTCACAGGCATTTCTGGATCTGGTTCTAACCCATATCTAGAGTTCGATTCCGCTGACCCAAACTACCTGGTGAACGGAGTAGCAAAACTGCGCCTGAACGTAAAAGCCAAGATCGCGTTAAATAACATCAATCTGTTTGGGGAGATATGGGCGTACGGTCGATATCCGTCTCTCGGTATCGAGTACGTATTTGCGACCTAA